AACAAAAGTTGTAGACCCTAAAGAATTAGAAGCAGCAAAACAACAAATGGGTGAAGATGAATATATGCAAGAGTTTGAATGTAGTTGGGCTGCGGCTATCAAAGGGTCGTATTATGGTAATTTAATTATTGATGCAGAACAAGAAGGTCGTATTACAAAAATAGAATATGATGAAGCATTGCCAGTTCATGTGGCATGGGATTTAGGAATATCGGATAGTTGTGCATTATGGTTTTTCCAAGTAACTATGGGAGAAATACGAGTTATTGATTATTATGAAAGTGGTGGAGTTGGATTAGACCATTATGTTAAAATGATGGAAGAATTGCCTTATAGTTATTATGGCGATGATTATTTACCCCATGATGCCAAAGTACGAGAATTAGGAACTGGGAGGACGAGGGCAGAAACTTTAATAAATATGGGTAGACGCCCTCGTATTGTGCCAAGCCATAAAGTTGATGATGGCATAAATGCTGTACGATTATTATTACAACATTGTTATTTTGACCAAGAAAAATGCGAAGATGGACTTAATGCGTTAAGAAATTACCAAAGAGATTGGGACGATATAAAACGAGTATTTAAAAGAACACCTTTGCATAATTGGGCATCACACGCATCAGATAGCTTTAGATATTTAGCTATGGCATACAAAAATATACAACCTAAACCAAAACAAAAAGACCCTTTAGATGATTTAAATAAAAAACCAACGCTTGACGAAATGGTACAAATGCACTTAAAGTTAGAAAAAAAGAAAAGACAACTAAGAATATAATGGAAAAAATTGAAAAATATGATGGCAATTTTAAAAATATGGATTATACTTTTTATCAAATGTCAAGACAAAGTATAAAAAAAAATAAAATTGGTAAAAAACAAAAAGAAAAAAACACATGGCAGAAAACGAAACAAGAGATGAAATAGAAGTTTCGCAAGGAACATCAAAGTATTGGCAAATGGAATTAGATGCAGCAGATGCCGCAGAAGATGATTGGCGTAGGCGAGGACATCAAGTAGTAGAACGCTATAGAGATGAACGTAATGTAAATGTTCTAACAGATTATGATAAAAAATTTAATATATTATGGAGTAATACAGAAACTCTAAAAGGTGCACTATTTGCTAAAATGGCAAAACCAGATGTGCGTAGACGTTTTCCAGATGGCAACCCTATAACACGCCAAATATCTAAAGTTATAGAAAGAGTTTTAGATTATGGCATGGATATATATGATGAAAAGAAAACAGTACAATCAGCATTAGAAGATTATTTATTACCTGGTCGTGGTGTTGTTTGGGTAGTATATGATCCAGTTTTTGTTAAAGAAACAGTACAAACAGAATCAATTAATGAATTTGGTGAAGTTGTTATTACAGAAGTAGAAGAAGAAAGAGTGGCAGAACAACGTTGTTATTTTGAATATGTGCATTGGGAAGATTACAGAGAAAATGTTGCAAAAAGACCAGAAGATGTATCATGGAAAGCTCGTAGACATTTATGGACAAGAGACGAATTAGACGAAAGAGGATTTGATGACGCTTATGATATTCCGTTAAATTGGAGTCCAGATAGCGAAGAAGAAGATTATGATGAAGTTTTTAAAAGAGCAGAAATATGGGAAATCTGGGACAAAACAAAATTAAAAAGATATTATGTATCAAAAGGTTACCCAAAAATTTTAATGGAAACAGACGATCCTTATGGGTTAGAACATTTTTTTCCTACACCTACTCCCCTTGTTGCAGTACGCACTAATGATACAAATGTGCCAATACCAGAATACACATTATATCAAGACCAAGCTGATGAATTAGATCGTGTTACAACTCGTATTGCTAATTTAATTGAAGGATTAAAAAGGCGTGGAGTATACGATGCTTCTGTGCCAGAATTATCACATTTAGCAGAAGCAGGTGATAATGATTTTGTCCCTAGTGAAAATTTTACGCAATTAGCACAAAAAGGAGGGTTAGCTGCGGTTTTTCAACAAGAAGATATTACACCAATAAGCACAGTTTTACAGGGATTATACACACAAAGACAACAAATTTTAGAAACAATATACGAAGTAACAGGTATATCCGATTTAATTAGAGGGTCTACAAAAGCTAGTGAAACTGCTACTGCTCAACAATTAAAAGCTCGTTTTGGCAGTATGCGTATGCGTAAAAGACAAGAAGATATAGAAACATATATTCGTGATTTATTTAGAATAAAAGCGGAAATAGTAGCAGAACATTACGAACCTGAAATATTGCAAAATATTACAGGATTGCAAGTAATGCCTGAAATGATACAAATTATGCGAGATGATAAATTGCGTAGTTATTCTATAGATGTAGAAACAGACTCTACTGTTTTTATGGACGAAGAAGAAGAAAAACGTACTCGTATAGAATTTTTAAATACTATGGGAAGTTATTTAGAAAGAGCAGTACAGATTGCTACAGCTAATCCGTTATTAACACCTATTGCTTTTCAATCACTACGATTTTTAGTAGGAGCTTGGAAAGTAGGTAGAGATTTTGAAGATACAATAGATATGACAGAACAACAAATAACACAACAAGCACAGCAAGCAATGCAAGCTCCGCCACAACCTTCACCAGAAGAAATGATGACAAAAGAAAAAGTACAAGCAGAACTAATGAAAGAGCAAATGAAACAACAAGGTAAAATGGCGGATATACAATCTAAAGAAAGAGCTGCATTAACAAAAATAGCAAGTGAAGAACAGCAATCAAGAGAACGCACAGAAGCAAAAGAAAGATTAGCTTTAATGGAAGCTGATTTAAAAGTAGCAGAGAAATTGCAATGAGTTACAGAGAAAATTATGATGACATAGAATGGGGAAATACTGAGATTCCTAAAAAAAAGAAAAAAAGATATAAGTCTTATCAAGTTATGTCTGATATACAAGAGTTTGTGAGTCCAATAGACAGATCAGTTATAGGTAGCCGATCTCAGTTAAGGGCACATGAAAGCCGACATGGTGTAAAACAAATAGGCAACGATTGGGCAGGAAAAGCACAGACGAATAGTGCAAAACCTGAAAATTGGGGTCAATAATGCTAGAAAAGGAGCAAACTATGGCAGAAGAAAGCACTCCTGAAGTACAGGAATCAGCTACGGAAGCAACTACTCTTGACGCAATATTAGAGGGTAGTATTGGAGAAGTTTTAGACAAAGGTGAAGGTGATCCAGTTCCTTCAAAAGAAGAAACACAAACATCGTCTTTACCAGATATACCTAAAGAAGAAACCGAAACGGAAGCAGAGGGCTCGGAAGAACTTGACCAGAAAGCTACTGGCGAGGAAGAAGAAACACCTGATGAAGAAGTTTCAACTTCAGAAGAAACAATAGAAGAAGCAGAAGAAACAGAGGAATCGCAAGATACATCTTTGTCTGCTCCAGAAAATTGGAACTCTGAAGATCGTGAAATGTTTGATTCTCTACCTCATAATGCAAAAGAAAGATTGCTAAAAAGAGAAAAAGAGATGACAGCAGATTACACAAGAAAGACACAAGATTTAGCCACCCAACGTAAAGATTTAGAAGCATTACAAAAGGTTATAGAGCCAGCTAAACAAGCAATTCAAGCAACAGGAATTTCAGAAGCAGAGTATATTTCTCGATTGCTAGGAGCAGACCAAGCCCTCAGAGCTAACCCTAAAATGGCACTTCGACAACTTGCACAAGGATATGGAATTAATCTGGAGTCGTTAAATGAGAGTGAGGACTGGAATGATCCAGACCCACAATACGCCCAATTACAAAAACAACTACAAGAAGTACAAGGTGAACTCAATCAATTTAAGCAACATAATTTTCAAACAGCGAGAAATGAGACAGAAAACCAAATACAGGTATTTGCTGAAACTAAAGATGCTAATGGGAATTTAAAGCACCCACATTTTGATAAATTGCGTGTGAAAATGGGTAATTTAATAGATGCAGGAGAAGCTAAAAATATGGAAGAAGCATACAATAAAGCATTAAGATTAGATGATGATTTGTATGAAGAAACCTTAAAAACCCAAAGAGCTCAAGCAAAAAAAGAGGAAGAAAAAAAGCGTAAACTTGCGGTAGAAAAAGCTCGTAAGGTAAAGCCAAAAACCTCTGCAAATCCACCTAGAGGTTCTGTAAAAACTTCCGATTTGGATAGTTTGTTGATGACAAATATTGAGGGAGCAGGGATAACTCGGTAATGTTTTTGTGGGGTAATAACAAATTATAGGAGGATATTATGGCATCGCCAAATAGCACTTATACAGAGATTGTTACTACCACTCTCGCTAATTACAGCAGAACGATGGCAGATAACATCACTAATAACAATGCTTTACTTCGCTCAATACAGGAGAAAGGCAATAAAGTAGTCGCTGGTGGTAGAACTATTGTGCAAGAACTTGAATATGCAACAAATAGCACTACAAAATGGTATAGCGGTTACGAAGTATTAGACACATCAACAAGTAACGTATTTACAGCAGCCGAGTTTAATTATAAACAGTTAGCTGGAAATGTTGTTATTTCTGGATTAGAACAAGTTGAAAATTCAGGAAAAGAAGCTGTGTTTAATCTTTTAAAATCAAGAGTTAAAAATCTTGAAAAGTCATTAAAAAACACAATGGCTACTGCATTATATGCAGACGGAACAGGCACAAGTGGTAAAGAATTAGGAGGGTTACAACTTCTAGTCCCTGGCACAGTAGGAAACACAGTTGGTGGGATTAACTCAACAACTTATTCTTTCTGGCAAAATCAAGTTTACGATTTTAGTACAGAAAGTGTTACACCTAGTGCTACTACAATACAAACTGCTATGAACACACTTTGGTTGGCAACAATTAGAGGTGCAGATAAACCAGATTGCATTGTAGCAGACAGCACTTATTTCCAATATTATTGGGCATCATTACAAACAAACCAAAGGTTTACAAGTGATGATAAAGCAAGTGCTGGGTTTATGAATTTAATGTTCATGGACGCACCTGTGTATTATGACGATCAATGTCCAGCAAGCAAAATGTATATGCTTAATACGGACTATTTATTCCTTAGACCTGCAAGTGGCAGAGAGTTTACTCCACTAGGGGAAAAGGCATCTGTTAACCAAGATGCAATGGTATTGCCAGTAGTTTGGGCAGGAAATATGACTGTTTCAAACAGAGCAAGACAAGGCATCATACAAGCATAGTAAAGGAGTAAATTATTATGGCTTATATTACTGGAATGGACGTAACAGAAGTAAGTGATACTGCTACATTTGCACTTGGTCAAAAAGGCATAGATGTATCTGGAAATACTTTTAAATATGTCCAATATGATACTGGTGCAGGAAGTGTTGCAGCAGTAAGTGGACAAGTTGCTTATTACTACGCACCATCTGGTGCTTCTGCTGGTGCAGTAAATGTAGTAACTAGCGATTTATCTGACTCTAATGAGGTAGGTGGTGGTGTTTTACAATCTGCTCCAACAGACGGACAATATTGTTGGGTACAGATAGGTGGAACAGCTACTTTATCTATCGCTTTAACAGCAGGAGCTGATGGTGATCCATTAACTCCAACAGGTGCTGGTGATGGAACTTTAGATGTAACTGCGGCGGCAACTTCGCCTGTATGTGCATTTGCAATAGACGCATCAGCAAAAATAATAGCTTGCCAATTTGCAGGTTAATAACAAAAGGGAGAGAGGTTTTGCTTCTCTCCCTAATATTAGGAGAGATATAAATGGCTACACAATCTAATTTAAGAGCAAATTTTTATAAATCAGATAATGGGGTTGATTTAGTAGAATTAAAACTTATAGGCGACCCTAATACAGTTATTTACAGAGTAAAAGATAAAGAAGAACAGCTTAAAGAGCAATTTCCTAAAGAATATGCAGAATATTTTAAAGTAAAACCTGCAAAAAAAACACCTAAAGCAACACCTTTAAATGTGTTAAAAGATTTAGGAAAAAGAAAAGAAGATGTATTAAAATTAGAAGGAATTAAATCTGTTGAAGAATTAGCAAGTTTATCTGATGGTGCGTGTCATGGTTTAGGCAAAGGCACTTTAGATTTACGAAAAATGGCAAAAGACTATTTAGCAGAAAAATATGATATACAACCAGAACAGGTAGTAGGATAAATGACATTATTAACAATATGCCAAGATGCCGCAAATGAAATAGGAGTACCTTCTCCTAATACTGTAGTGGGTTCTACAGATACAACAGTTATTCAATTATTGGCAGCCGCCAATAGAGAAGGTAAAAATTTAGTAGCTGGATATGATTGGCAAGTCTTAATAAAAGAAGAAGAACACACATTATTAGCACAAGAAGATCAAGGAGCTATGACAAGTATAGCTACGGATTTTTTACGATTTTCTAATGACACAATGTGGAATAGAACAACAAATAGAAAATTTTATGGACCATTAAATAATACTGAATGGCAAACTTTAAAAGGCATAGTAGTAAACGGAGTAACTAATTATTTTCGTATAAGAGGAAATAAATTATTATTAAACCCTACACCTACAGCAGGACAAAAATTATTTTTTGAATATATACAAAAAAATTGGGTAGATACAACAGGAGATGGTTCGGCTAATGCAACAAGTTATGCAGCAGATTCAAATACTACAATATTAGACGAAGATTTAATTACATTAGGTGTAATATGGAGATTTTTAAAGCAAAAAGGGTTGCCTTATGACAATCAATTACAAGAATATCAAATAAAATTATCGGAAAAACAAGCAAAAGATGGTGCAAAACAAATAATTAGATTGACAGGGAGAAATAGAGCATTTTTACCTGTAAATGAGCCAGAAGGGAATTATACATTATAATGCCAGTTAAAAAAGTAAAAGGTGGTTACAAATGGGGTAACAAAGGAAAAACATATAAAAGTAAATCTAAAGCTACAAAACAAGGTCGAGCAATATATGCTAGTGGTTATGGGAAAGGCAAAAAATAATGGCGTATTGGCAAGATGAACTTTTTGGGGTAACACCTGAATCTGGAAGTTGGCAGGATATAGCACAAAGTTTGCTTAATCCAGTTTATGATCCAAAAGGTAATTTAATAGCTAGAATTTTAAAAGAAGCTCCTTCTCCAAATATGGCAGAGATAGGACAAAATTTACAAGTTGACCCAATGGGTGATCCTAATAAAGCACCTCCTAATCCAGTAAAAAGAGATTTAGAAAAAGAAGAAAAAAACAGACCTTCTTGGAAACCAAGCACTAATACTTTTAAATCTCCAGATATGGTAACAATGCCTATATATACTGTTCCTAGACGAGAAGTAGGAAATATAGGAGGTAATGCAAATATGTATGGTATAAACCAACAAGATATGACAGAAGAAGAATTAGCTAATTTAATAGCATTATTAAGAGGTAGAGCATAATGGCTTTTGATTCTATATTTCAACCAACAGGAGAAAGTACAACAGTTCCTGCTCCTATTGGCGGTTTAAATACTAGAGATGCAGTAGATATGATGCCAGAACAAGATGCTATTCGTTTGGATAATTTTTTTCCTGGCAGCACCGATGTATCGTTACGAAGTGGTTATACAGACCATGTAACAGGATTGCCTAGCACTATACAATCATTAATGCCTTATTCTTCTGGAGCTACAAATAAATTATTTGCAGCTAGTGGCTCAAATATTTATGATGTTACAAGTAGTGGCTCAGTAGGTAGTGCTGTTGTTACATCATTAAGTAACGCACAATTTCAGCATGTTAATTTTACTATTTCTGGTGGGGGATATTTATTTATAGTAAATGGAGCAGATGCACCAAGACATTACAATGGTAGTGCTTGGGCAACTCCTACATTAAGTGGTGTTACAGGTACTACTATTAATAATGTAACAGTTTTTAAAGAAAGATTATTTTTCTGTATTAATAATTCATTAAGTTTTGGTTATTTACCAATAAATAGTGTTGCAGGAACAGTAGCTACTTTTAATTTAGGTAGTATATTTAACATGGGCGGTTACATACAAGCTATAGGACAATGGACAAGAGATGGTGGAAGTGGTCCAGATGATTATATTGTATTTATTACAAATCATGGAGAAGCAGCAATTTATAGTGGTTCTGATCCTTCTGATGCGGCAAAATGGTCAATAGTTGGTACATTTAAACTACCAAGACCTATTGGAAAAAGATGTTTTATTAATGTTAATTCAGATTTAGTGTTAATATCAGAACAAGGATTTATGCCTTTATCACAAACTTTGGTTACTGGTGAAAATGCACCTGCTGTAGCTATATCTGACAAAATAAGTGGTAGTATAAATACCGCAGTAAATAGTTACAAATCTATATTTGGTTGGGAAGCAGTATTATACCCAAGAGGGCAATATGGGTTATTTAACGTACCAACTTCAAGTGTAGGAGATTTTGAACAATATGTGGTAAATCTAACAACTGGTGCATGGGCAAGATTTACAGGACAAAATGCGTATTGTTGGGCAACATTAAATGGTGATTTATATTTTGGTGGAAATACTAAAGTTCATCAAGCAGATAATGGTCAAAATGATGGAGGTTCAGCAATACAAGGAGATGCAAAAACAGCATTTATATATTATGGTGGCAGAGGTTCGCCAAAAAGATTTACAGCAATAAGACCTGTTATGGGTAGTAATGCTGATTTGCCAGTAAGTATTGGCTTTGACGTAGACTTTAATGATGGCACAAGTGTGTATACTCCTAGTTCTGCAACAACTACTGGTTCAGAATGGGACACAGCAACATGGGACGAAGCTACATGGGGTGGTACAATACAAACACAAAAAGTTTGGCGTAGTATTGCAGATATAGGGTGGAACGCAGCAATAAGAATAAGAACAAGTACAACTGCACAATCTATAAAATGGCACGCTACTGATGTAATGTATGAAAGAGGGCGTGGTTTATAATGTATATAACAGATAAAATATGGAAAGTGTTAGAGCCAGCTATAGAATCAACACATGAAGTAACGAGAGAACAATTAGAACAAATGATACAAAGTGGAGAATACCAACTGTTTACAAAAGATAATAGTGCTATTATTACTGCACATCATGGACAAATATTACGTATAGGTATAGGTGGTGGAAATTTAGTTACTATTAAAGAAATTACGAAAAAAATTGAAAAATATGCAAAAAAGCGTAATTATAAATATATTGATATTTTAGGACGCAAAGGTTGGGAAAAAGTTTTAAATGGATATAACAAAAAAGCAGTATTATTGCGAAAGGAAGTATAATGGGATTTATTAGTCAAATATTTAACCCACCTAAACCACCACCAGCTCCAGATTATACAGGAGCAGCACGAGCACAAGGTGCGGCAAATAAAGAAACCGCTATTGTAGAAGGTATTATGAATAGACCAGATGTTTATAGTCCTTATGATATAACAAAATGGACAGATTTAGGTACAGCAGATAAACCAAGATTTGAAGCACAATATACATTACGACCAGAATATGAAACGCAAAGACAAAAACAAGCGGCAATAGGTGGGCAATATTTAGATGTAGCAGGACAGAGATTAGGAGAATTACCTAGTGGACAATTTGATTTTGGAGCTTTACCTGCTTACCAAGCAGGAGTAGATACAACAGGATTTACACCATTAGCAACTACTGATGATTTATCAGATTATGCAACTCGTAGTGAAACTGCTTATTATAATAGAGCATATAATAGGTTAAAACCAGCTCAAGATATGGAAAAACAACAGTTACACACGCAGTTAATTAATTCTGGTTTACCACCTGGCTCAGTAGCGTATAATGACCAAATGAATAGATTAGAAATGGCTCATTCTGATGCTTTAACAGGATTAGCCCAATCTTCTATAGCCGAAGGTCAGCGTATGAGAGCAGGATTAGCAGGCGAAGCACAATCTATGCGACAAGCACAATTAGCAGAAGCCACTATGATGCAACAAATGCAAAATCAAGCACGACAAGCAGCATTAGCTGACGCTTTATTAGAAAGACGTTTACCTATGGAAGAATTAGCAACATTAACAGGTTCTCCAAGTATAGGAGCAGCAGGTTTAGGTACAGCTACTACTGGATTAAATGTGCCAGGTGTAAGTATTGCTCCACCACCAATATTTGGTGCGACACAAGCACAAGGAGCTGATGCTATGAATAGATATAACCAGCAAATGGCAGGATATGGTGCTCGTATGGGTATGTTAGGAAATCTAGCAGGAGCAGCTATGGCAATGTCTGATAAAATCTTAAAAGAAAACATAGTTAAAGTAGGACAATCACCATTAGGATTTAATATTTATGAATGGAATTATTTATGGAGTCCAGAACGCTTTAGAGGTGTAATAGCTCAAGAAGTTCAGAAAATTAAACCACAAGCTGTATTATCTAATATATTTGGATATTTAATGGTAGATTACAGTAAACTAGATGTCAGAATGGAAAAAGTATAATGGCAGTAAACGCACCACCAACAAGACGACCAGCATTAACTCGTTTAGATGAGGAGTTATTAGCAAGGTTATTACAACAAGCACAAACTCCCCAAGAAGCATACACAAGAGAGTCTGCTTTAGGTGTGCCCTGGGGTAGTTTAGCGAATAGTCTTGTAGGAGGAATGTTAGCAGGTCGTGAAAGAAGAAGGCAAGAAGAAAAAATTAAAAGACAAGATGATTACGCAGATGCAGTAACACGAATAACAAGTATGGGCACAAACTTAATGCCTGGTCAAGTATCTATAAGTCCACAAGGTACATTTGAAACATTACCAACAGATGTTGAAGGTGGGGGAGTGTCTACATTTACTAGACCTGACATATTACAATCACAACAACAAATAGATACTTTAAGAAATGACCCTGAAATGATGGAAAGACTAAGAAGTAGGGGAGTAGAAGTTCCTATGGTTGGTTCTGAATTTGAAGCTACAACAGAAGCACCATTAGGCATACCATACGCACCACAAGCTGCAACAGTAACAGTTGGGGAGGAATTTCCAGAAGATAGTAATGAGTTAACTAGATTTTTAAGTGGTAAAGAAGAACCAGTAACATTAGACCAAAATGCAAATGTAGCATTATCACAAGCATTAAGAGGTGCAGGGTATGAACCTTTAGAATATATGCAGTATATGCAAAATCAAAAATTATTAAATGCTAAAAAACCCCCAGAATACAAACCAATGGGCGGAGAACTTACTTTATATAATAAAAATACTAATCAAGAAATAAGAGCACAAAGATATTTGGTTGTTAATAGTGATGGAACTACTAGCAATGTATTAATGAACATACAAACAGGAGAGCTTGAACAAGACCCTAATCAATTTACTTTTGAAAAACCAGAAGAAGGTTCTTTTACATATGACTCTGGTTTAACAGATGTTTTAATTACCACTCCAAATGGTGGTGTACCAGCTAAAGCTCAAATGCAGTATGACCATGAAGGAGCAATGACAGGAATGGCAGTAGTTAATGGTGAGTTAGTTAAAGTAAGCACATTAAACTATAAAAAAGTTGATGCTTTACAGCCATTTCAAGTTGAAGATTTTGAAATGAAAGTAAATAAAGACTGGAAAGATACCCCTATTGTAAAAACATACAATGACGCATCAAATCAAATAGGAAAATTAAATGCTATTAGAGATATGCAGGTAACTCTTAAAGATAAACCAGAAGAATTTGCAAAATTTGTAAAAAACACATTAGGATTAAGTAAAAACACATTAGCAAGTTTTGAAAAATCTATAGAAGAATCAGGCGATGCAAAAGCGGTATCGGCTGGTATAATGGATTGGGCAACTATTTTCTTATTTAATAAAATGCTAGATGAAGATTCAGTAGTTCGTGATCCAGAAGTAAAACAAACAATGAATTCAGCAGGATTTTCAGAAGGTATAGCAACTTGGCTACAAGGATTAGAAGATGGAGAAAAAATAGGGGAGCAAGTAAGGCAAGGAATATCTATAACTGCTAATATTATGTTTAAAAGTATTGAAGATAGATATAAAAATGAATTAAAAACTAATGCAGATAGAATTGCTATATGGAAAAGCAGAGATAACCCAGCAACAAATGAACTTAGTTACCAAGCTATTTTAGGAAATTCTATTAAATTAATAGACCCAGAAGGTCTTTTATATAATAATGGAAATCCTTGGGAAGAAGATAAATAATGGATATTCAATCTTATAGAAATCTTAGACCTAATTATAATACTCTTTCAGATGATTATATAATTAAAAATTTAGAAAAAAGATTTAAAAAACCTTTTGCAGATATAACTTACGAAGATTTAGGAGAAACTAACCCTAATGTTAGTAATATAGATACATCTACTACAGTTCAACCTTTAATAACAGATAAACGAGATGATAGTAGATTAATAGAATCAACAGAATTTGGAGGTTGGGGAGGGGTAGCTGACCCATACAATGTAAATAGACCAGAACCTAACCAACTTAGATTTATGGCAAAAGGAGCTACTTTTGGTTTTAATGATAATTTAGAAGCTCTAATAAGATCGCAAATAGGCGATAGAGATTACGATACTGTTTTAAAAGATATTAGAAAAGAAATGAAACAATATGCAGAAGAAAATCCAGAATCTGCTTTAGCAGCAGAAATTGCAGGTGGTATAGTAACTCCTGGTGGAATTACTAGAACAGCATTTAAACAAATAAATAAATTACCTGCATTAGCTAGATGGGTGTTAAAACCTTTAACTCTATCAGCTCAAGGAGGTTTATATGGTGCAGGAAGTTCAGATGGAAAAGATGTAGTTAAGAATGTTGTTATAGGAGCAGTTGCAGCACCTGCATTTTATGGGGGTATAAAAGCTGTGCCAGGAGTAGGTAAATTTGCGTATAATAAAGCAAAAGATTTGTATGGAAATATAGCAAATAAAAAACCATTAACGACAGCAGAAAAAACATTAGGAAGGTTAATAAATGAAGATGTTGCAACACCATCAAGTATATTAACAGCAAAAAAAGGTGCAGATCATTTAACATTAGCCGAATCTATAGGTATAAATGCAACAGATATGCTTAGAGTTATAGGAAAATATCCAGGAAAAGCTAGAGCAAAAATTGAAAAATTTTTAACAAATAGAAACGAAAAAGTACAAGACAGAGTAATAAATACAACAAAAAAATTGTTTGGTGTTAAAAGTTCTTATAGAGATAATTATACCGATCTTATGTTAAAACAAAAAGAAATATCAAAAAAATTATACAAACCAATATTAGGCATACCAATAAGATTAGATGGGGAATTGGGTAATTTGTTACGAAATAACCCAGCTATGAAAGAGGCATATACAGCAGCTAATAAGATTTTAAGAATAAACCCTGATTTTAATGTTAAACTTTTAGACGATATGTTTGTAGTGGATAAAAATGGAGTAGCAAGGTTAATTAGTAATAAACTTAATGTAGAAAAAGCTAATATTATAAAGAAAGGTTTAGATGGTGTTTTAGAAAAATTTAGAGATAAAACTACTGGTAAATTAATGTTAAAATCAGAAGAAGCTAAATATATTTTAAAATTACAGCGTAGATTTTTAAAATTAATAGACGAACAAGTGCCAGAATACAAAATTGCAAGGGCTGCATGGGCTGGAAAAGCAAAACAATTAGATGCTATGGAATTAGGTATGAGTTTTATGAAAGGCGGTTCTAATAAAGACCCTGATTTATTTATAAATAGGGTAGAAGAATTAACAACAGATGAAAGAGCTGCGTTTGTATTAGGAGCAACTAAACAAATAGAGATAATGATTAATAATGCTATAAATCCTAAAACTGTAATTAATAGATTATTAAAATCACGCAGTTATCAACAATCTTTAAAAATGTTGTTTGGAGATTCTGCTAAAGGAAAAAAACAATATTCAACTTTTGTTAATTTTTTAAAAACAGAAGCTAAAATGGGAGATACAGCTAATAAAGTTTTAGGAGGAAGTCCTACAGCAGAAATTATGAAACAAATGGAATTTGCTGATGATTTAATTTATTTAGCTACTGGAAGTGATGTAGCAAGATTATTAGGAGGTACAAGATTAATTTCAGATTTTGCTAAAAAAATAGATGAAGGTTATGGTATTTTTAAACCAACAGCTCCTAATAGAGAGCAAATGGCAAATTTATTATTAGAAACAAATCCTACTAAAATAAGAGAAATTTTAGATAGAGCATCAAAAGGTAGAATTTTATTATCAGAAGAAGATAAAAGAAAATTATTATTAAGATTAGCTAGACAAAATCAATTAGCAGGAGCTGCGTCTATTGTTAGTGCAGGTGAAGGTAGACCAGGTGAAATATATAATTTTTCTAAAAGAACTTTAGTAGATGCTTTAAGAAATTAGTGGAAATTAATTTAAGAATAAGTAGTATTATAACAATGACAAACAAAGGAGAAAAATAATGGGTTGGTCAGGTGGTACATTTACAAGAACAAATGGTGTTCACACAGGTACGTCAATCTGGCAACAAGATAGAGATGCAGGTACTAAAATTGTTGCGGATAGACACGATACTAATGATAACGATTTAGCAACAGGCATAAATTCTTGTATTAATAAAGACGGATCAAATGCTTTTACAGGAGCTGCCGATTTAGGTAGTCAAAAGATAACAGCATTAGCCGATGGTACAGCACATACAGATGGTGTAAATGCTGGTCAGATACAAGATGGCGGATTAATATTCCAAGCTACAGATAGTGGTAGTGCAAATACTTATGCTATAGCATTAACACCAGCAGTAACAGGATATGTTGCAGGACAAGTCTTTCACTTTAAAGCAGCAAATGCTTCGTCTGGTGCGTCAACATTAAATGTTAATGGACTAGGTGCTAAGAATATTAAAAAGAAAAACGATCAAGATATTGCGGCAGGTGATATAGAACAAAATGCTATTGTATCTGTAATATATGATGGTACATCTTTTCAGATGTTATCACAATTAGGTACTTCAGCAGGTTCTATGAGCTCTTGGACATTATCTGGTGATAGTGGTTCTAATCAAACAATTAGTGATGGTAATACAGTAGATATAGCAGGAGGAACTGGTATAGATACAGCAGCAAGTGCTACTGATACTGTAACAATAAGTGTTGATAGTACAATATGTAAGTTAAATGCAGCTAATACATGGGCAGCAGCACAACAAGGTCGCACATCAACTGCAAGTGTTACTGGTTCAACAACATTAGATTTTACTTATCAAAACTTTATATTAACGGCTACTGGTAATGTTACATTAGCAAATCCAAGTACGGAAGCAGCAGGTCAATCTGGTATAATTGTATTTATTCAAGATGGAACAGGAAGTCGTACATTAAGTTTAGGAACAGATTATGAAACAGCAGGGGGTAGTGGTTTAACTATATCAACGGCAGCAAGTGCTGTTGATATTATACCATATTTTGTTAAAGCATCTGGTTCTATACAATTAGGAGCACCACAACTTGCATTTGCATAAGGAAAATATAAATGTTTAATAATGAATTATGGCAAAAACCAGCAGATGGAGCAGGTGGTGATTTTTATAGCTATCAAATAGCTCACAGTCTTAGGTTTCCAACTGGAGCAAATGGTTATTTGTCAAATACCAGTTTATCTGCTGGCAACAGAAGAACTTGGACTTATAGTATATGGACTAAAAAGAATTGGATAAACAACACAACTAATGGAGAACGAAGTTGGTTGTCTGGTTATAGTACAGGTGGTGCTACTTATGTTTTTTGGGGATTTCAAGGACACTCTAGTAATGCTGCTCATCAGGATGACTTTAAATTTGAAGAAACAAGTGGTTCAACACAAAGTGCTTTTTCTATAGATGATGGTACTAATGAAAGAAAATTTCGTGATCCTAGTGCGTGGTATCATGTTGTGCTTGCTATAGACACAACACAATCAACAGCAACAAATAGACAAAAACTTTGGATTAATGGAGAAGCTCAAACATTGGCAGTTTCTACTCAAATGGCACAAGATTATGAATTTAGTTTTGTAAATAATGGTACTGCAAAAATTTCATATTTAGCATGGTCAAATGGTTTAGAAGATACACAACTTGCAGATTATATTTTTCTTGATGGAGTAGTTGGAACTGCCGATACTTTTGGTGAATTTCATAACGGAGTTTGGCGACCTGTAGAATATTCAGGGAGCTATGGTGATGAAGGGTATCATTTAAAATTTTCCGATAGTTCTGATATTGGGAAGGACTATAGTGGGAATAGTAATAATTTTACGGTTAATAATTTATCAGCACACGATCAAATGTTAGATACTCCTACCTTCAACTCTAATTCTAATGGTGGTAATTTTCCTACATATAATCCTTTATTAAAACCACCTAGTGGTTTAGCTCTTTCAGAAGGTAATTTAAAAGCTACGCTAACTTCAGATGATAATGGAATTATGACTAATTGGCAAGTTCCTTTAACTGGTAAATGGTATTGGGAAATTGATATTGACAATATAGCTACAGATCATGGAGTATATGTAGGAGTTATGCCTGCAAATACTGACCTTACTATTAATCAAGAACAAAATGATTTAGGACTTGTTTATTATTCTATTAATGGAAATAGTATATTAAAAGGCACTAGGTCGTCTTATGGTGATACTTGGACTACAGGTGATATTATAAGTATAGCTGTTGATAGAGATGCTGATACTTTACAGTTTTATAAAAATGGTTCTGGACAAGGAACTATAAGTATATCTACTCTTGATGAAGAGTTCTTTTGTTATATGGGTTATACAGGAGGAAGTGGTCCATGTAGTACAATTCTTAATTTTGGACAAGATGGAACTTTTGCTGGAAATGTTACAGCAGGTGGAAATAGTGATGGAACAGGTTATGGTAACTTTAAATATTCTGTACCTTCAGGATTTTTAGCTATGTGTTCTGGTAATCTACCAATAGCAGATGCAATTAATCCGGCTGAAACTGATGATAATTTTCCATCTCAATTATTTGATGCTCAACTATGGACAGGTGATGGTAATTCAGGTAGATCAATAACTATATCTGGAGCAAAAAAACCTTCTCTTAGTGTTATTAAACAACGTAATAGTTCTAATGGTTGGAATGTATGGACACAAGGATATAATAGTGGAGATTATGATTCCTTTGGAGAATTTAATTCTGATGGAGCATGGAACGCAAATCAAGGTTCTAATGGTCCTTATACTGCTGATCCAACAGCTAGTGCTTTAACATTAACAGCTTATGGTCAAGTTAATGGAAGTAGTAATACTTATGTAAATTATAGATGGGTTGCAAATGGTGGGACAACATCAAGTGATGCTAGTGGAGATATTACTTCTGTAGGAGAAGTTGATCCTTCTGGTTGTTTTTCTGTAGTAACTTATACAGGTAGTGGAACAGGAAATCAAACTGTTGCACACCATTTATCACAAGCTCCTATAGCAGCTATATTTAAACGCACAGATGGTACTAAAGATTGGATGTTTACAGCAGGTACATCATATATGAATGACCAATATATGAGTCTTAATGATGGAGCGGCAGCCCAAGGTGGACTTTATCAAGGTGGAAGGTCTTTTACTGCCAATGCAGGTGCTTCTTTAATGACTTTAGAAAATGCAACAGAGCAAAATGGTAGTGGGTATTCTATGCTTGCTTACTTTTTTTCAAACTGTGAAGGGTACATTAAAGTAGGAGAATACGTTGGAAATGGAAATGCAGATGGTTCATTTGTTTATACTGGATTTAAACCAGCTTTTGTTATGGTAAAATATACAGGAAGTGGAGAATCATGGGTTGTATTAGATGATGAAAGAGATGGTTATAATGTTACTAATAAAAATTTAAGAGCTAATTCTACAAATGCAGAAGCAAGTGGTTCAACTTATAACATTGATTTTTTAAGTAATGGTTTTAAACCTAGAACAACATGGGAAGGTTTAAATGGAAGTGGGTATACGATTGTATTTTTAGCAATGGCAAAAAATCCATTTAAATACGCAACAGCAAGATAGGAGAAAAACAATGTGGGCGTTAGTAAAAAGTAATAAAATAGAAGAAATAATATCTAGTCCAAAAGAAATGGTAATAGATGATGTTCGACACCCTAGAGCATTATTTAGTGTTTGGACAGATGCCGAAAGAAAAGCTATTGGAATATTACCAGTAACGACCAGTGGCACACCTCTTAATAGTGCTTATTACATAGAAAAAGATGAAGCATTTGCTATAGCAGGTGATAAAAATAGTGTTGTAAGAACTATTGGAGAAAAAGCAGCCGATAAAAAATTAGATGACGAAGATGCTAAAGATGAAGATGGTAATCAACTTTTACATGATGATGGTTCTAAAGTTATTAACTATGGATTAAAAACTATAGCTAAAAGAAAAGCAACATCTGATGCTAATGGATTGCTTAAAGATTTTGACTGGCTAATACAACGCAAAGTTACTGCTGATACTGCAATCCCTTCAGATGTGGTTACATATATGGCATCAATAAGAACCGACCATAAAGCGATATGTGATGCTATTGATGGTGCTAGTGATTTAGATGCTTTTATTGCATTGCACAATGATACATATAAAGGTGATGGCACAGTAGATGTTGTAGCAAGAGTAAATCGTTGGACAGACGATAAAGATGTAAAGCAACATAGAAGATAGTCATGGCAAGAGTATCAGCAGAAAGAGTACAAGCTAAATTAGACACTCATGAAGCTGTATGTGCTGAAAGGTGGAAAGAAACTATACTGCGTATAAAACGCCTAGAAGCTATCTTTATTGCATTTAGTGGTGCAACTATGCTAATGTTAGTAACAATAATTATAAAGCAACTGTAGGAGCTTAAAATGAAATATAATACAAGTACAACAAATAGATTAGAAGAACTTGGTAGAGTAGATGCAGAAAGAGCATATACTTCAAAAGGAAAAAGAAATCTACGAGAGGAAAAAAGAAGAATAACAAGTGGTTTGAATAAATATACAGGTTATGTTGTTAGAAGAACTGACCATGACCAGAAAGCGTAATAATGGCAACTAATAGCGAAGCTAGACAAATAGCTATAAGAACAGTAACTTCTACCACAGGTATGGTAAATGAAGATTGGTTGGCATTGTTTACTGCTCGTTCTATACCAGCAGGAACTTTTAACGAAAGACTATTAGCATATATTAATGGTGAGTTAAGTGCGTCATATACTGATGTAAATTTAGCTCTACAAGCATTTGCAACAGACCAAGATGATTATAACTTTTCAAGTATGGGGACATTTACACCATGAGCCAACAATCATTACGACAAGCAAGTTGCCGAGAAGCAACAGAAACAACAGGTACTTATAATGAAGATTGGGATAAAGTTTTTGCCGATTCTGGATTTACAACAGGAACTTTTTCTGAAAAGATGTTAGCATATACCAATGCACAAGGTAGTGCATGGGATAATGCTCAATGGGACGTTTCTGAATGGGGAAGTGGACCATTTACAAATGTGAACGAAGCTATGGGGCAGTTGGGAAAACAAAATGGAACAACAGCACCTGGTAGCTTATGGTCACAACTAGGCACATTTAGTGCGGAATAGGAGGATAATATGGACACAATATTAAACTTAGTAGATGGAGCACCTGCTTGGGTTAGTGCAATTACAGCATTAGTTACAGCAGCAACAGCAATTACAGCTCTAACACCTACAAAAACAGACGATAAAGCAATTTCTTTTATACTACGCATACTTAACTTAGTTGCTGGTAATATTGGAAAAAATAAAAACAAGGACGATAAATAATGGGTTGGCTTTCTGCATTAGGTGGTATAGCTAAATTAGGAGCAAAATTATTTGGCTTTATGATGATGCGGAAAGCAGTCCAAGCTGATGTAATGAAAGAACAATTAGACGATATAAGGGTAGCTGATGAAGTTAAAAAGAAAATTAATGCTACTACTGCTAGTGCTAAGCGTAGCAAGTTGCGGAAGTATAGGAAGCGGAAATAAAGGCTATTGTATAATATCTAGTCCGATTAATCCTACTGATGCAGATATAGACGTTATATCTGACGAACTTGTTGACGACTTATTAATCCATAATGAAATATATGAAAGGTTATGTGAGTAATGTACGAATATCGTTGCACATTACGAAGGGTTATTGATGGTGATACAATAGATGTTGATATTGATTTGGGATTTAAAGTGTGGTTGCAGAAAGAACGAGTGCGATTATATGGCATTAACACGCCTGAAAGCAGAACAAGAAACTTGGAAGAAAAGAAGTTAGGTTTGGCTTCGAAAACTCGGCTTAAAGAACTCTTGCCAAAGACTTTTATTGTAAGAACAGAAAAAGATGGTAAAGGAAAGTTTGGCAGAATATTAGGAATACCATTAGTTGAAGGTGTTAATATATGTGAGCAATTAATAGAAGAAGGTCATGCTAGAAGTTATTTTGGTTATGGACCTAAAGAACCCTGGGTATAAGGAGGAACTATGTTTGAATGGCTAAATGGTTGGTTTACGCCAACACCTAAAGAAGTAGATTTAAATAAACTTACAAAGTTACAATTAGAAGCTAAAGGTAGAAAGTTAGGCATTGAACTAGATAGACGATTAAAAAAAGATAAACTTATTAAACAAATACAAAAAGCGATTAAAAATGGATAAAAAAAAATTAGTAGATTTAATATCTAACCATGAAGGTATAATTTTAAAAGTATATGATGATGCTACTGGTCAAGAAGTAGGAGCAGGAGATATACTTATAGGACACCCAACAATAGGTGTAGGCAGAAATGTAGCAAAAGATGGTTTAGGTATATCACAAGAAGAAGCAGAATTTATGCTTATGAATGATATAGAAAGAGTAGAAAAAGAAATCAAGAACTTTCCAATAGAACATCTAAACGAAGCACGTAGAGCTATAATAATAGATATGGCATTTAATATGGGTATAACACGATTTAATCCTACTATGTGGGCAAAAATGTTTACAGCGTTAGCTAATGAAGATTATGGAACAGCTAGTAAAGAAATGTTAGATAGTAACTGGGCAAGACAAACAAAAAGAAGAAGTAAACGATTATCTGATATGATGTTATTAGGAGATTGGATTGAAGAATGACAGGAAAATTATGGGCAATATTATTTGTAGTATTTTTCTTGTCTTTGTTATCTTGGTGTAGTATAGCAAAAGCACAAACGAATACTGTATCAAGTACAAGTTCAACAGTAAGTGGCACAACTACAGTAGATAGAACTCCCTCTACAGCGTCAGCCCCAAGCGTTGTCATCAATAATCAAGATGTCTGTAGTTTTGCTGCTAGTGCTGCATTACAAACCCAAATATTAGGTTTAGCAGGTGGTGGTGCTATTAGAGATTTAAATTGTGAACGATTAAAATTAAGTCGAGCATTATTTCGTATGGGTATGAAAGTAGGTGCAGTTGCCATGTTATGTCAAGACGCTAGAATTTTTCAAGCGATGGAAATGGCAGGTACACCTTGTCCATATATGGGTAAAATAGGATTAGAAGCAGCTCAAGAATGGGCGAATAATCCAGAAAAAAGACCAGATTATGACGAGTGGTTAAAAGTAAATGATGTAAAAGAGGAGGAGTTTTTAAGCGATGACACGACTGCTTTTGGCATTTTTAGTGTACTTTTCTTATTGTTACTACTCTAATGCACAATTATTAGATGAAGGTTCAACAACAACTACAGAAATAGAACAACAAGGCGATGTAGAAGAAATTACAGAAACAACTGTAACGATTGAACATAAAGATACTGGTGATGTATTAGATGGCGATACAGGTGTCGTACAGAGTAGATACGAGGGTGATGCTGATATAGATTGGGGTGGGGCAGGATCGGTGTATTCGCATACAAGTTGTACTGATGCAGCAAGTGGTTTTCCTGCAACTGGTACAGATGGTCGTACTTCAGCTTGCGGTCATGCTAGAACAAACAGTTTAACAACTTGGCGACAATATGTTGATCTTAATTCTTTTGGTATTGAAGAAGGCGGAGAAGTTAATTATGAGTTTCTTTTTGCTTTTCCAAATAGTATGTATCAAAACTCTGGGCAAACTGCTTATGTTCAAACTAAAGGATATAATGATAATGTATTACAATGGGAAACAGGATTGGTAACGATAGATAAAACAACTTTTACACAAAATCCTTATAACTATAATAATAATACGAATTGGGTAAATACAGTTACTGGTAGTCATGATTTTGCTAATGAGTTAGATAAAGTTTATATAGAAATTGGCGGTTATGGAGAATATTTCTGGGACGAGTTTCAATATAATGTTGTTTATAATCATATCACAACAACAGTAGAAACTTGGATGCAAATAGCACAACAAGAACAAGATACAACAACAACTTTAGATATTATGAATACATATAATCCTATAGATACTTTAGAAGATACCTCAACACCAGTAGAAGAAGTACAAGATTTAGTAGAAGTTATTGAAATGCCAGATTTACCAGATATGACAATGAATTTAGGTGAACCAATGGTAGAGATAGTACCTATTGAAGAAACTATGCCTATAGAGACAACATTTGAAGATACTACTGTTTCTTTTGAACCAGTTATAACTATGGAAGCAGTTACAGAAGAAATAGCAGAAGTTATGAATTTACCAGAAATATCTGAACCCATAGAACCTATGGCAACAGAAACAAATAATGACCCAATAGAAATGCCAGAAATAGCTCAACAAGAACCAGAGTCAATAGAGGTAGAATCACAGCCAGAACCAGAAATAGTGGCAAATACACCTGAAGAACCAGTAAATGAGGATATAGAAACGCCCTCAGAAGCTCCTACAGAGCCAGTAGAGGAGGTTGAGGATAGTAACCCTACCACAGAAACAGCGTCTAATGACGAGCCAGTAGAAGAAACTAAAGAAGAACCAAAGGAAGTAGTAGAGGAACAACCAGAGCCAGAACCTCAAGAAAAAGAAGTAGCTGAGAATGAGCCTAAAGAAGAACCAGAAGAAATAAAAGAGGAAGTAAAAGAAGAACCTAAACAAGAGGAAGAAGTAAAAGAAGCTAAAGCAGAAGATAAACCCACTAAAAAACAAGAAGCTAAACAAGAAAAAGCTAAAGAGATTATGCAAAGTTTTGATAGTCAATATGATGCAGTAGCACAATTAACAACATTAGCATTGGTTAATGCTTTAGGTGCTGACATTACAACATACCAACAAGTGCCAACACAAGTGCAACCAACGTGGTATGAATCAAAAGAAATATATGCAAATACTATATTACAAGACCAATTAGGTGCATACTATGGAGTCAGAGATAGTTTAGTGTTTGAGCAAATGATTGGAGCACAATATGAGTGAGATACCTTTACCAAACAAAAAATATAACATTATCTATGCAGACCCTCCGTGGTCATATAGAGATAAAGCATTGGCTGGTAATAGGGGTGCTATCTGTAAATACCCAACACAATCAAATGAATGGTTAAACTCTTTACCAGTAAAAGATATTGCTAATAAAGAATGTATATTATTTTTATGGGTTACTATGCCTAAACTAAACGAATGTTTTAAGCTAATGGAAGAATGGGGTTTTGAATATAAAACTTGTGCTTTTAATTGGGTAAAAAAAAATAAAAAAACGGATACTTGGTTTATGGGTATGGGTAATTGGACAAGGGCTAATTCAGAATTGTGTTTACTTGCGACTAAAGGTAAGCCTAAAAGAATTAATGCGTCTATTCGTTCTGTAGTAGACACCCCTATAGAAAGTCATTCAAAAAAACCAGATTGTGTAAGAAATAGAATTGTAGATTTATGCGGTGATTTACCACGCATAGAACTTTTTGCTAGACAAAAAACAGACGGTTGGGATTGTTGGGGGAATGAAATATGAGTAATGAATTAGAATTTGCTGGTATTAAATTTAGAGGTGGGAAATTAGTAGGTATATTAATAGCATTATCAACATTAGTAGGTGGTGCTTATGGTGCATTTGAAGTGTATAAAGATTACATGGATATGAAAGAAGTTATAAAATCTTATGAGCCACCAGATTTATCTGGCTATGAAAGTCGTTTAAATGTATTTGAAGAAAAGATAACTAATTTAGAAACAGTATTAAATGACAAAA